GTGGAAGTCCCATAACAACGGACGGTAACACCATGATTAACGCTTTTGTCTCATATTGTTCGTTCAGGTCCCTTGGATGTTCGCACAGGACCTCTTTTGATCGCTTAGGTGTGTATTGTGGTGATGATGGTTTGGTCCCACTCGACTTCGAGCTTGGAGTAGCTCTTTCCACCGTATCCTCTCAGCTAGGACTTATAGTAGAAGTCGCTTATCACACGAAGGGACCTTACCCCTACTGCGGACGTTATTTCATCGATCCCGCCACTACTGTTGCATCTTTGCAGGACCCTTTGCGTACTCTCGCTAAGATTAACATGGTTCCGATTTCCAGTCTCACACGTGAACAGGCTATTACGAACCGTGCCGTTGGTTATCTTGTCACGGACAGATATACACCATTGATTGGCTCTTATTGCCAGCGGGTTCTTGAGATTACTGGGTTGTCTGCGAAGCATTGCACCGGCGAGGAGAGATTCAAGCAGAGTCAGGCTTGGCCTTACGACCCGACTGATCAGGGTCTCATCATGGCAGCGTTTTGTGAACTTACCGGATTAACCGGGGAGGAGTTGGAGCGTTTCGAAGGACTCCTCGCGCAGACGGCGGACTTAGACGACTTTCCAGTCTTGTTTGAGACCGAGTTTCGCGTGAAACTCCCGGTGATCTTCGGTGACGAACTGATGGCTCCGCCCGGGACACATAACCCGATTGATGATGGAAATCAACCCGAGCACCAACCCCAACGACTTCTGCGTGAAGATGCGCCGAGCGGAGACTTGGCAGGGCGAGGCCGTCATGGCCGTTTCTCGCATGGTCGCGGACCTGCAGGAGAAGCGCCGTCGACATCAGGCGGTCCTCGTTCAGCTAGATCCGAACCACCGTCCCTTCCTCAACGAGGGGGCCGTGGCGGACGCACTCGAACGTCTGGAGAAGGCTTTCCGAACACCACTCCTCGTCGACCTAGGAAGTGGATTGCCCACGGTGGCACGGTGGGAGCAGTCGCAGACTCGTCTGTGGCCGCAGATCCTACCGGAACCACCCGTGGCACCCACCCCAGCCAGGTCAACCCGAGACGCGGCTCCCAACGTGGAGGCCGTGCGGGCCATGGAGGTCGCCCTGCGGCGACTCATGGTCAGCATGGAGCCAGCGGCCCCCAAGCCGCCTCGCGCTCCGCGCCGAGAGTCGACCCCCCGTCGACCCCGGTACGCACCGCCCCGCCGATCCCCTCGGGAACACCGGACAGACGTGAACAGCCCCCCCCCCCACCACACGGACGAGCTTCACTCGGAGGACACAGCGTCTGATGAGTGATTATCCGTGCTGGATGGCTAGCTCAGCCTTAACCTGAGCCCAAGGTATATTCTACATCCCGCTCCCTAGTGATTGAGCAGAATATACAAGATCTTTC